TCATCTGGTGATCGCGTTTTTTGAAGCGCGCGGGGGAAGATTGCACGGCTTCCGGTTCAAGGATTTCAGTGACTATCAATCCGCGCCGCCGGGCAGCGCCATCAATCCGAACAATCAGATCATTGGCGCGGGCACAGGAAGCGCTACAAATTTTCAGCTTTATAAAAACTATATCAGCGGCAGCCAATCCTATCAGCGGCGCATCACCAAGCCGGTGGCGGGAAGTGTCAGGGTGGCGCTGAACGGCGTGGAGCAGGCGTCCGGCCTGTTCACGGTGGACACCAGCACGGGAATTGTCAGCTTCGCCACGGCGCCTGGCGCGGGGGTGAGCGTCAGCGCGGGATATGCCTTTGATGTGCCGGTGCGGTTTGACACGGATTTTCTGGAAATAAATCAGGCAGCGTTCAGCGCCGGGCAGATTCCCAATATTCCGCTGACGGAGGTGCGCCGGTGAAAACCTTAGCTGAGGGCCTGCAGGCGCATCTGGATAGCGGCGCGACCAGCCTGTGCCATTGCTGGAAACTGACGCTGGCCGGCGGGGCGGTTTTTGGGTTTACCAGTCATGACCGGGATTTGACCATTGACGGGGTTGTTTATTCCGCGCTGAGCGGGTTTGAGGCCGGGGTGATCGAAACATCGCTGGGCCTGAATGTGGATGATCTGGAAGTCATGGGGGCGCTGAGCGCGGTCAGTCTGAATGAAGCTGATCTGGCGGCCGGAAAATTTGACAATGCGGAAATTGCGATTTACCGCGTCAACTGGCAGAATGTCAGTCAACGGATTATCATAGCAAGCGGAAATCTGGGCGAGGTGACGCGGGGGCCGGTTGCGTTTCGCGCAGAGATGCGCGGGATGGCGCATCATCTGAATCAGCCGCAGGGACGCCTTTATCAATATGGCTGCGATACCGATCTGGGCAGTGTGCGCTGCGGTGTCGATCTGAACCTGCCGGCATATAAGGGTGCGGGCGCGGTGTTGAGCCTGCCGGTGGCGGCGGACAACCGGCGCCATTTTACCGCCAGCGGGCTGGCCGCTTACGCCAATGGCTGGTTTACGCGCGGGCATGTGCGGTGGCTGACAGGCGCCAATGCCGGATTATCCATGGAAGTCAAAGAACATGTGCTGCACGGCACGGATGTAACGGTGGAGTTGTGGCAGGCCATGCCGAAAATCATCACGGCGGGGGACACATTCAGCATCACGGCGGGATGTGACAAACAGTTCACGTCCTGCAAGACAAAGTTCAGCAATGCGGTGAATTTTCGCGGGTTTCACCTGATGCCCGGAAATGACTGGATTCAATCGCATCCGCGCAGCGGCGATGGCAATGACGGGACGCAATTAACATGAAGCGCGAACAGATTATTGCAACGGCGCGCGCATGGATCGGGACACCTTATCAGCATCAGGCCAGTTGCCGGGGTGCGGGCAGTGATTGCCTGGGGCTGATACGCGGCGTGTGGCGCGATCTGTATGGGAGCGAACCCGAGCAGGCGCCAGCCTATGCCATGGACTGGGCAGCGGATGAACAGGAATTGATGCGCGACGCCGCATGCCGGCATTTGCTGCAAATCCCGATCACGCAAGCAGCGCCCGCAGATGTGCTGCTGTTCCGGATGGCGCGCGGCGCCCCTGCCCGGCATGCCGGCATTATATCCCGGCCTGGCTGGATCATTCATGCCTGTAACGGGCACGCGGTGCGCGAAGAGACGATCGGGCCCTGGGCGCGGCGCATCGCCTATGCCTTCAGCTTTCCTGAACTGGAGATGTAAATCCTATGGCGACACTGGTTCTGACATCGGCCGCCACGGCTTTTTCGGCGAATGCCGGGCTCGGATTTTTTGCATCGGCCGCACTTGGTTTGGGCGCTGCGGTGGCGGGAAACCTGATTGACCAAAGGCTGTTTGGCGGCGGCGGCAACCGGCAGGAAGGCCCAAGGCTGGATGAATTGCGGCTGATGACTTCTACCGAAGGCGCGCCAGTGGCGCGGGTCTATGGGCGGGCGCGCATTGCGGGCCAGGTGATCTGGGCCGCCAAATTCAAGGAAGTGGCCGGCACCAGTGCGCAATCCGCGGGCGGCGGCGGCGGCAAGGGCCTGGGCGGTGGCAGCCGCAGCGCATCCGGCACGGTCACCAGCTACAGCTATTATGCGCGCTTTGCCGTGGCCTTATGTGAGGGTGAAATCACCCGCATTGGCCGGGTATGGGCGGATGGGCGGGAGCTGAATTTAAGCGAAGTGAATTTCCGGCTTTATCACGGTACGCAAGTGCAGATGCCCGATCCGCTGATAGAGGCGATAGAGGGGGCGGGAAATGTTCCGGCCTATCGCGGCCTGGCCTATGTGGTATTCGAGGATTTGCCGCTGGCGCAATTTGGCAATCGTGTGCCGCAGCTGTCCTTTGAAGTGTTCCGTGCGCTGAGCGATGTCGAGAGCATGATTGGCGGGGTCTCGATGATCCCGGGTTCCACGGAATTTGGTTATGATCCTCAAATTCAGGTGCAGGATCTGGGCAAGGGAAAAACAGCCCCGGAAAACCAGAATAATCTTCAGGGAATAAGCGACTGGGATCTGGCGCTGGATCAGTTGCAGGCAACTTGCGCAAATTGCAAAACCGTTGCCCTGGTCGTGTCATGGTTTGGCACGGATTTGCGCGCAGGCAATTGCCAGATCAGGCCCGGGGTGGAAAATGTCAGCAAGATCACGCTGCCGGATTCCTGGCAGGTGGACGGGATCAACCGCACCTCGGCCTATGTGGTGAGCCAGGTTTATGGCAGGCCCGCCTATGGCGGAACACCATCAGACGCCAGCGTGGTGCGCGCCATTCAGGATCTGAAAGCGCGCGGATTCAAGGTGCTGTTCTATCCTTTTATCATGATGGATATTGAAGCGGGAAACACATTACCCAACCCCTATGGGGGGGCAAGCGGACAGGCGGTCTATCCCTGGCGCGGGCGCATTACCTGTCATCCCGCACCGGGACAGGCCGGCACGCCAAATAAAACGGCGGCGGCGGCAACGCAGATTGCGGCCTTTTTCGGCGCTGCCAATGCCGGGAATTTCGCGGTTTCGGGAAGCACTGTCAGCTATAGCGGGCCCGCGGATTGGGGCTTTCGCCGTATGATACTGCATTATGCGCATCTATGCGCCGTTGCGGGCGGCGTGGATGCATTTGTCATCGGATCGGAACTGATCGGTCTTACCACGGTGCGCGACAGCGCCAGCACCTATCCCGCTGTCACCCAATTGCAAAGTCTTGCCGGCGCGGTCAGAAGCCTGCTGCCTTCCGTAAAATTATCCTATGCCGCCGACTGGTCGGAATATTTTGGTCATCAGCCGGCAGATGGCAGCGGCGATGTGTTTTTTCATCTCGATCCATTATGGGCCGATGCCAATATAGATTTTGTCGGCATTGATGTGTACATGCCTTTGAGTGACTGGCGTGATGGCGATGCGCATCTGGACGCGCAAGGGGCGGATACAATTTATGATCTTCCATATCTGCGCGGCAATATCCGTGGCGGCGAAGGTTATGACTGGTATTACGCATCATCCGCCAACCGCGCCAGCCAGGTCCGTACAGCGATAACTGACGGGGCCTATGGCAAGCCGTGGGTGTTTCGTTACAAGGATTTATGGAACTGGTGGGGTCAGGCGCATTACAACCGCCCCGGCGGCGTGCAAGCTGTTTCAGCAACGGCCTGGGTCCCGCAAGGCAAACCTGTCTGGTTTACCGAAATCGGCTGTCCGGCGGTTGATAAAGGCACTAACGAGCCCAATAAATTTATTGATCCGAAATCATCCGAAAGTTTTGCTCCGCATTTTTCCCGCAGGACGCCGGATGATTTTATCCAGCGGCGTTATTTGCAGGCGATGCATCAATTCTGGAATCCTGCCGACCCGGCTTATGTGGCGGGCAATAATCCGGTCAGCACCGTCTATGGCGCGCCAATGGTTGATCCGGCGAATATTTATGTGTGGACCTGGGACGCGCGGCCCTGGCCGGACTTTCCAGGACGCCGGGATCTGTGGGCGGATGCGGAGAATTGGCGGCTGGGCCATTGGATCACGGGACGTATCGGCGCCAGCGGATTACGTGAACTGGTGGAGACGATTTTATTCGAATATGGATTTACCCGGTTTGATGCGGCAGAGCTGACCGGCATTGTCGAGGGTTTTGTCATTGACCGCATCATGACGGCGCGTGACGCCTTGCAGCCGCTGATGCAAGCCTATTTTTTTGATGCGGTTGAAAGCGAGGGACTTTTAAAATTCGTGCATCACGGGCGCGCGCCGATGCGCAGTTTTGGCGAGACAGACATTGTGGCGGTGCCGGCCGGGGGAAAGGGTGATTATCTGATTACCCGCGCGCAGGAGAGCGAGCTGCCCCTGGCGGTGAAATTGCAATATATCGACAGCGCAGCGGATTACCGCCAGGCCAGCGTGGACAGCCGCAAACTGACAGGATCGAGCGCGCGGGTGTCGGTGGTGAATCTGCCGATTGTGATGAGCCAGGCAAACAGCCAGCAAATTGCCGACCGGCTGTTGCAACAGGCCTGGACCGGGCGCGAGCGCGTCAAATTTGTTCTGCCGCCATCCGCGCTGGCGCTTGATCCGGGCGATGTGATTGCGTTTACGGGAAAAGACAGCAGCCATCTGCTGCGGCTTGAGCGCATAAGCGATGGCGGGGCGCGGCCGGTTGAGGCGGTGCAAGCCGATGCCGGTGAAGTGCGCATGCTTGCCGGCCCGGACCGGATTACGGGCCTGCCGCCGGTGACAGGCGCTGGGCGGCCAATTGTAGAATTTCTGGATCTGCCGCTGCTGAGCGGGGCGGAGCCGGGGCATGTGTTGCGGGTGGCGGCCTATGCCAGCCCCTGGCCCGGTGCTGTTGCACTGTATAAAAGCCCGGCCACAAGCGGCTATGCGCTGGATCAGATGATCGAGACGCCTGCCGTGATGGGAGACAGCGATGCGGCATTTTATGCGGGACCAACCGGGCGCTGGGATATGGGTAATGCGCTGTGGGTGACGCTGTATGAGGGACAGCTTGAATCGCGCGATGATCTCAGCGTGCTGGGCGGGGCCAATGCGGCGGCGATCCGCAATGCCAGCGGCGCGTGGGAAATATTCCAGTTCGCCAATGCGGAACTGGTGGCGCCCAACAAATATAAATTGTCGCGCCTGTTGCGCGGCCAGGCGGGAACTGAGCGCGCCATAGGCAATCCGGTGGCGGCGGGGGCGCGGTTTGTGCTGCTGAACGGCGCGGTGCGCGAGA